ATGGTAAATTTCATACTCTTATTGATAAATTAGTAAAATTTGATTCAGTTATAACCTTATATAAAAGTCAAGATTATCATAAAATACAAACAAACGATAAACGATTTAAAAATGATAAAACAAATGAAACTATTAAATGTTATGTATCTCAACAAAAAAGTTTTAAAAAATATATTGATAGAACTGAAATTAAAACTAATATATCAAAATATAAAATAATTACACCAGATGGTAATGGAGGAAATAAATGTTTTGGAAATACCTTTATTGGCACTCCAAATGAAGTTCATTGTAAAACATATATATCATTTGAAATAGATACTGAAAATGAAGCAAAATCATTATTATCTTATATGAAATGTAGATTACCAAATTTTATGCTATCATTAAGAAAAAATTCACAACATACAAGTGCATCAACTTGTAAATGGATACCATTACCACCATTAAATAAAGAATGGACTGATGATGAAGTCTATAAACATTTCAATTTGTTAGAAGAAGACATCAAACTAATTAATAATACGAATATTGTTGGTTATAAGAATATTGTTAAACAATCAACCATTATTGTAGAAAACGAAGTGATAGAAATTGAAGTAAAACCAAAGGTAAAAAAGTTGAGAATTGTAAAACCTAAAAAGTTGTTGATTATTGAAGACGATGACGCATAAATAGTTAGAGTAGAATTAGTTAGTTATAGATGTAAATTTGTATATATTTTTTATTGATTTTTATATATTTGTTGTGATTACAATAAATATATTTATAAATATACGATAAATGGTTTGATTATAATTGGATACTCGTTTATTTTTTAAGGATTTTGTGCCGTTTTAAATGTGCGAGGGTGTAAATAATATTTAATCACAGTATCAATTATTAGATTTGAAATAAATATTGAAATAATATAAACATAATTTTATTTTCAAAATAAAATGTAAACTACATTATAGTTAATTAGAAATACAATATAAAAAACAAACTACACTTATTTATTAGAGGATAAGTCCATTATATATAAATATATTTATAATTTAAAATTGTAATATTTATATAAATAATATAAACTATAAAAATGGATGACAATAATACTGATAATAACAATAATAACAATAACAATAATAATAATAATAATAATAATAATAATAATAATAATAATAATAATAATAATAATAATAATAAATATTGGCTAGATAAATATAGACCAAAAACATTATCAGATTATTATATTTCTAAAACACAATTAAATGTTGTTAAAGAGTGGATTAAAGACTTAATTGAAAATAATGATGATGCTAAACCATTTCTCATTTTACACGGAACCCCAGGAATAGGTAAAACAACTTTAGCATATTTAATTTTAGATTACTATAATTATGAAATAATAGAATGTAATGCGAGTGATACCAGAACTAAAAAAACAATACAAGAAACATTAGGTCAAATTAGTAAAGTATCTGTATGTATTGATGATAATAATAAATTTAAAAAAACAGCAATTTTAATGGATGAAATTGATGGATTGAATGGTTCTAGTGAATATAATTCAATTCAAGAAATAATAGATATTATAACAAAAGATAAAGATAATAAAAAACAAATTAATTTATGTCCTGTTATTTGTACCTGTAATTCTATTAAACATAAAAAACTACAATTATTAATGAAATATAGTATTGTACTAAATATTAATAAACCATCTACTAAAGATTGTTTAAAATTAATAAATAAAATTGCTACAGAAGAAAATTTTACAATTAATGATACAATAAAAGATACTATTATAAATAATGCTTGTGGTGATTATAGACAAATTATATTATTATTAAATACCTATTATTTATCATTAAATAATAATCAACGAATAGATAATAATCACCAAATAGATATTGGTGATAAAACTAGTGATTATAAAAATGAAAATAATGATGAAAATAATGATGAAAATAATGATGAAAATAATGATGAAAATAATGATGAAAATAATGATGAAAATAATGATGATAAAAATAATAAATTAATTAAAAGTATTAATCATAGTTGTATTACACCTCTAGAAAAACTAAATTATATATTAACAAATCCAGTACCGACAGAAGTTATTGATAGAATATGTTCAGAAGATGCAGGTATATATTTTATGAATTTATATATTAATACAATACCTATTATTTATGAATTACAAATTAAAACACATAGTCATAAATCTAAGGAAGACTTAATATTATATTATAAAAAAATATATACAATTTATGAATTATTAAAAAATGCTGATTTACTTAATAACAAAATTTTTATAGATAAACATTGGGAATTATTAGACTATTTTCAAGCAATAGGAATTGTTCAACCTCTTCAACTATTACATAATATGAATATTAAAACTATATCTACAAATAAATATTTAGTTTCAAACTTTACATTACAGCATCATTCACAATATAATTTTATGAGACAAGAACAATCCATTATAAGAAAAAAAATAAATGCTGACTATACATTATCATTCGAATGTGATTTATTTAGTATTTATTATTATATAAAACGTTTTAAATATAATAATAGTAAAAATATTGAAACACTAAATCTTATAAAAAAAAAAAGAAAAACAATAGATAATAGCGATACTAAATATGTAATACATCGTTTTTATAGTAAAATCATTGAAAAAATAGATGAATTATTACAATAGTTTATAAACTATTAATATCAAAACTAGATATTTCATTTGATAATTCTTCTATTACAAAATTTATATTTTTATTATTATTTTCAGATTGTTTTGGTGGTGGTTTAGTTAAAACTTCTGTTAATTCATTTATACTTTTAAATTCTTCTATATTTTCTAATTCATCTTCTTCATTTTCTTCTTCCTCTTGTCTTCTTATTTCTTCTTTTAATTCTTTTATATTTAAACCATTTAACTCTGGATAATATATATTTTTAACTTTATTATTATTTATTTCAAAAGATAATTTATGAGTTTTAGATTTTTTTTTATTTTTATAAATACTATTATTACTATTACTACTATTACTATTACTACTATTATTACTGTTATTACTATTAATATTACTATTACTATTATTATTTTTATGAATAAAAGAAACACAATGTGTTCTTTTTTTATTTTTAAAAAAATTAGGATTATTTTCACGAATTGTATTTATTTGTAATCTCATTTTATCTGATAATTTTTTGCTAATATAATGTGTTTTACCATTATTACATTTTTCTAATATATCTGGTTTAGTTAAACCACCTATTGTTTTTTTTGCTTGAGATTTATAAACTTCTTCTCTTGTTCCTATTAGTTTAATATTGTCCATTATATATACAATTAATTAATTATAAATGTTAATTCTTATTAATATAAACTTTAATTCTTACAAATATAAAATAAATAACAAAATCTAAAAAAACGAATTAAAAAATACCAATTTAATAATAAATTAATCTTCCAATAATGCTTCAGCAGTGCTTAAATTATTTTGAATTTTTTCTGTTTTAGATTTTGCTTTTTCATTTACAATTTTAACATTATATATTTCTTTCATAAAAGATTTTTTACTAATAGCCTCCATAATTTTAGCAAATATATCTTCATCATTTTTAAGTTCATCATAAATAGCCTCTGTAACAGATACTTTATTAAAACCAATAGATTTTGTAGATACTGTAGATACTAATTTTTTACCTTGATATGTTCCATTCAAATTAACATTATTAATATTATTGTCTTGTAAATAAGAACTTAATGACAGTCCTAGTTCTTTCTTTTTTTGATTACGTTGTTTAAGAGCATTTAATAATACTTTAACCTCTTCTTCTATTTCTAAATATTGATGTAATGCGGTGTTAAAACCATCAATATTCGCTAGAGTATTATTTTCTTCATTGTTTTCATTTTTAGTTCCATTAATATTAAGTTTTTGCAAACTAGTTTCAATTAAATTATCTATATGTTGTTCAACATTTAAAGTATTCTCTTCTGTCATTTTTTATATGATTATTTATTATTAGCCTTATCCTTAAATAAACAGGTATGTTTATTAAATGATAAACCTAAAAGAGCTTTTTAAAGCCTTGAATTTATTTGACAGTTATTATATTTAAAGTAGATATTTATTTTTAATTATTTAATTAAATTAAATAATTAATTTCAAACTATATTTTAATGTTACATTAAAATATATACTATATAATAACGGTTAAGTTTTTTATTCGTGACTTGCGTCCTAGTATATGTGGGGTTCTTTCTGTCAAATTAATAATATTTAAATTACTACTATATCAATGCACTATATACTAATTACTTACTCCATTTCATTTTTATACCTTAGGATTGAAAGCATATAAGTTTTATAAACATTGATATACGTAGTGTGTGTCGATTTAACGTTTTAATGGTATATATATCAATGGCAGATAGAAAAACAGTAATCTAACTTAATATTTATTAAGTTATTATCTTTAAATTAAAAAATATGTAAATTTATGTTTTAGCACAAATTAAAATATAAATTATATTATTAACTAAATAAACTATACTTATAATATATAAACCACTCTTATTTATTAGAAGATAAGCCCATTATAAAATATGAATAATAAATATATTAAAACAACAAAACATAATTTACACCCTTGAAGATTTAAAATGGGATAATATTTATATATTATTTATATATTTTTTAGATAATAAAATAATACCATATGAATACATAGATAAAAACTTGTATCTAGAATACTTTAATAAAAAAAAGAAAAAATTAGTTCTAAAGATGAGTTTGTTATTACTAATGAAATGAGATTTAATTTTATTAATCAAATCTTAACTAAAGAAGTAAAAAAAGGAACGGCAAAATAAATTATAAATTTATAAAGATATAAAAATATAAACATATAAAATAGTGATTTTTAAACAAATATAAAAATAAAATACAATAATAATATATAAATTAAACTATTGAGTTTATTTATTTATTTATTTATTTATTAATATAAAAAATGAATAGTGAAGATAAAAAAAGATTTGAACGCTATAGAAAAGGTTATATTGAACCTAATGACGAAGAAAATACTACAAATACTAATATATTAGGAAATATTAATACCATAACTATTAATAACGATAATTTAATTAAATCAATTATTGATAAAACTAAAACTGTAAAAGATAAAAAATAATAAACAAATCTAAAATATATAATTTTCTAATAAACATAATTTTCTAATAAATTCTTCTTTTCATTTTTCTTTTTAAAATTAAAAAAACTTTGCTTTACTTTATGTGTATATATTTCATCTTTTATATTTATTTTATATTTACCTTTTTTTAAAGAAATTATTAAATCTATAGCAATAGGAACTACATCTAGAGATAATTTTAATGGTTCTATTTTATCAGAATCTATTTCCATTATAAATTGTAATCTATCTTTAATAAAACTATTAATTGATTGAATTACTATAATTTTTTTTTCTAATCCAGATAAATAAATATATTTAACTACTAATATCATTAAAATATGTGTAAGTGTTGCTATATTAACTAAAATTTTTTCAATACAATAATGTTTTTTAACTACAATTGTTGTCAATTTATCAATTAATGAATGAATAATTTGACCCGATTTTGCTAAAATAATATCATCATCAAACAAATTATTTTGTTTAATAGTTTTATTATTATCTATTTTTTTGGTGCAATCAATTATTAAATCAATAAGATTACTCATTGTATTTATAAATAAATGTTTATCAAATTCAGATATTTCGAGATCTATTGAAATAATACGATTTAATGATTTAGATACAATATTTTTTTTATTCTTATTGTTTTTTAATTCTTTATAATTTTCAATAATTTCAACGGCTTTACATATTATAACAATATAATTTGTTCTATTTATAGTCATATATCTTACATAATCTTGTAATTTATTATAGACATAATCAATTTCGTCTATACCATCAAGTTGTTTTTGACTTTTTGTTGATCTAATATGATTAATTGTATTATTATAGTTAGTCTTTGGTGATTTTACATTGTGGGTATAACTATAGTCTGATTCTGAAATATTAGAGTTTTCCGAAGGTAATTTTAATGACTTACTAAATCTATCTATTGTTTTTATATCATTTAAACTCATATTTTGAAATCTAACCATATTATCGGTTTTAATGCCATTATCAGTATTATTATCATTATTATCACTATCACTATTATTATCACTATCACTATCACTATTATTATTAATATTATTTAATCTATTAATATAAGTTTTAAATTCACTATTATTTATTGTATTTTCTAAAGTTTTATTTATTTTAGGTAATTTGTTAATAGTATTATCTACTATAGTCTGTGATTGTTCTTGTGCTTCAACAATCATAATTCCTACTGTATTTTGTGATTGTTCTTCTTCTTCAACAATAGTAATTCCTACTGTATTTTGTGATTGTTCTTCTTCTTCAACAATAGTAATTCCTACTGTATTTTGTGATTGTTCTTGTGCTTCTTGAATAATATTTTCTACAGAATTATTAACGATATTATTTAATAATTTAATTTCATTATTATCACTATTCATTTTAATAATAAATAATACTAAATAATATTAATATTATTATTATTATTATTATAATAATTGAAAAAATAAAAAATAAAAAAAACAATTAAATAATTAAATTTATTTTAATTAACTTATATTTTATAATTTTATAAATAATTAACTTATATTAAAATAATTCATTCATTAATAGTAATAGTTTCATCTTTAGTATTATCAAATAGTCGCCAATATAATTTATAAGCAGTTTGCTCAACTAAATATTGTTCAATAAAACTTTTTGTAATAGGAACACTATTAGATTTATACAATGTATGAAGATCTCCACACATTGGTTTTAATGAAAAAGGAATATTTTTCTTTTCAAATGTTTTTTTAACAAAAGAATAATGATATACTTTAAATAATTTAATTGCGTAATTATTAACTAAACTATAAAACCACATAAATATTTGCTTATAACTTGTTAATGTAAATTGTAAAGATAAAGGTTGTGTAGTTGTAATTGTATTTGTATTTTCACTATCAAACTCTTTTAAAAATTTTTGAACAGTGTTTTGTTTAATTAATCTAATATAAAGGTAAAATAAATTTTTAATATTACATTGTTCTAGATTAATAGGTTTATTACCTTTTAATTCACATAAATCTTTATATTTTTTATTTGCAATTTTAGTTCTTTCACCATTTTTACCATAAATAATATATCCATGAAAGAATTTAGATTTATTATCAACAATATATTCTAATTGCTCTAAACTAAATGTATTCACATGAATTTCTTTATCTTTCTTCAGATCATTAGATTTATCCTCTTTATCATCAGATGATTTTTCACTAGTTGATTTTTCAAAATATTTAATAAGTTTAGGTAATTGTAAATTAATTTTAATATTATTGTCATATAATTGTTGCTTAAAATCTTTTACTTTAATTTGTGTCACCATAGTATGACCTAATACTTCAAAATGTTTTTTAATATCACTTTCATTTTCAAGCGAATATGTAATAGTTGTAATTTTTTCAAATTCTTGATTGGATTGTTCTTCATTCTTAAATTTAAAAACACCACATAAAATATTACTATTACGTTTAATAGTTGAAATAATATTATTATCAGGGTGTTCAATATTAAATACAAGAACAGTGTCTTTTATATATTCTTCTGGTATTTTATTTAAATCTATTTTATTTATAAGATTGTTTTCTAAAAACATTTGTAAAAATGATTTATAACTATTAAAATGACCTGTGCCTAAAATTTTACGTGTAGAATAAATAAATTGATTAACAAATTTGATTTCTACTGGTTTTTCAATATCTAAAGATTTTTCTAATAAAGCAGCTTCAGTTTCAACTTCAGTTTCAACTTCAGTTTTAGGTTCAGTTTTAGGTTCAATTTTAGGTTCAGCTTCAGCTTCAGCTTCAGTTTTAGTGTCAGTTTTAGGTTCAGTTTTAGTTTTAGGTTCATCTTCATCTTCATCATCACTATCATCACACTCTACAAATGTAAAATTATATTTACTTAAACTTGGATTATAAGTCATCATTGTTCCTTCTGAAAAATAATACATATCATATTTATTAGTTTTATCATCAGTTGTTTTATCCTCTTTTTTTATATAATTTGTTGAAGCATCTGATTTGTTAATAGAATATGTATCACAAAATTTATCTAATTTAACTGCTTTAGGAATACCAAGAGAAATAATACGCATACATTTTAAATCAAGTAACATATGACGACATAACATAGTAATAGGCTCTTTATTTTTATAACCTTTTGCAGTTTTAGAATAATATAATAAAGCAATATGGTCATTTGTCATACGACGTTTTACACCATAATGATAATATAATTTATATAGAAAGTATTGAGGAAAGTCTTGTATCGTAGTAACAATTTTTTCATTAAGTAAATCTTTTAAATAGTGTTCATATTTTTTTTGACGTTCAATATAAACATCAGCCATAAATTCATAAAATTTTTTAACTAAACAGTTATTAACATAATTAAATGTTGAACCTTCATCATTATTAATAGATAAAGTTTCTAAAGGGGTTTCAATAGTATCACTCATTTTTAATAATAATTAAAATAATATTAAATAATGACTAATAAATTATAAGAAATAATAAGTAAAAATAGAAATACTAAAAACGTAATAGTTTAACTATAGTTATAATAAATTGTAATAGTTTATTTTTAAATTCAATTTTTTTATTTTACAATATTACAAATAAAAAAACACTATTGAAATAGCAACAGTAATGTAGATACATTCACCAATGCTTCTATTTTCTATAAAGTCTCTTAATCGTTTGTAATTTTTAGTTCTACATTTTTTATTTTCATCTTCTTGTAAATTACTTATAATTCTTTTTAATACAAAGAACATAACAAATATAAGTATCATAATTATAAATACATAACTTGTGCCAATAATAGGAATATTATAAATAAATTTATTTATAGGTAGTATTATATTAATAAGTCCAATCATTATTAATATACCACCAAATAATTTGCCATTAGAAATATATAAACTAGATGATAAAGGACACTTTTTTTTACCTACTTCAGTAATAAATTGAGATAAATATAAAAATGTAAGACTAAATACTAGACTAAATAGTATTCTAGCAATTGTTATAAATTCAAACATTATAATTTTTATTTATTTAAATTAAACTAATATTATTTAACTAAATTAAATTAATATAAAAAATTAAAAATTAAAAATTAAAAATTAAAAATTAAAAATTAAAAAGTTAAAATAAGTGTATATAGAAGTTATTGTCGATTTTTTAAATAAATAAATTAATTAATTAACTCTTTTCAATTCACTTACAAAATGAGTATTACTTTCTAATTCACTTTGTATTTTATTAAATACTTTATTTATTTGTTGGCAACCAGGTTTAATTACATCGGTAATTAAAGTTGTCATTTTTTCATTACTACTTCCGTGTAGTACTAGAATAATATAATTTTCTAATGGGTGAGGACGTTTATAGCCTATAAATTGTAATTTACGTTGTTCTTTAGGAATAGTATAATCAGCATATAATAAACATAAATGTGTTTGTAAAATATTTCCTAATGTATCATCTTCATCTTTAATTATAATATCATAACCACCATTTAATTGAGATGATGGATTAATTGTAATGACATCTTCATTATTATTAATTAAATTACTAACAAACGTATTAATTTTATCTTTAAGAATATCAATTGAACGATGAAATATAATCAAAGATGGAATAACACCAACTGTTTCAATTTTAAATGTAAATACATTTGGTTCATCTTTATTATTTGTATAAAAATAACGTGCTTTTTCAGTTAAATCAAAACGTCTAGTTAATTGTTCAGTTGTCATCGATGAGACATTATTATCTTTAGCAATTTCAACTTGTTTATCTATATAATTTTTAAGTCCTATTTTTGCTTTATCATTATCAACTGTATTTATATAAGCAGCACACGAAGTAGGACAAAAATGCCCGTTTTCTTTACTATTACTAATACATGCTTTACCTTCAATATGAAATCTCATTACATCATCTGTTTTTTTAATAAATACTTTACCCATTTCATCAACTACCTCTTGCGATAATGTTTTAGATGGCACAAAATATTTTGGACGCAATCTATCAATTAATATATAATCCCCTGTAATTGGGTCAGGAGGAAAGAATTTATTAACTTCTTCTTCTGGTAAAAATTTATTTGTTGAAATACGCTTTATCTCAAAATCTTTAGTTGTAATATCAATAATTGAATTTGTATCATTTACAACATTAATAATAAATAAATAATCATCAACATCAAATTTATATGGTTTAGCAATATGTATAGGTATTAAAGAGATACGATGGAGAACAAATTGATTATGTAAAGGGGTATCATTCACAATTATATTAACTTGACTTGCTTCATAAGGTTCAGTTCGAAACCCAACTGTTTTAATATCAGAAATAATTGTTCGCCTAATCCCATTTGCCATAGATGTTTGAATATTTCCAACTTCAAATTCAACATAAAAATTTTGTTTATCCCACGTTTTAGCATAAGGATAACGAATATTTGTAATATGGTCTGTTTTACTCATTTTAAAAACTTTTTATTTATATACTATTACTATTACTATTATTAATAGATACTAATTTTAAATTAGGCTTATCCTTAAATAAACGGGTGTGTTTATTAAATGATAAACCTAAAAGAGCTTTTTAAAGCCTTGAACTTATTTGACGGTTATTATATTTAAAGTAGATATTTATTTTTAATTATTTAATTAAATAATTAATTTCAAACTATATTTTAATGTTACATTAAAATATATACTATATAATAACGGTTAAGTTCTTTTATTCTTGACTTGCGTCCTAGTATATGTGGTGTTCCTTCTGTCAAATTCATAATATTTAAATTACTACTATATCAAGGCACTATATA